TTACAGTACAACCCATGCTCCCGGTACGCCCTTCTTCTTTGTGATATTTGCAACTCCATTATATACCTTATAAATATAGTAACTTCCGGCGCGGTATAAAAGACTGGTTGCTCCTGCCTTCTTTGCCTGATCCGCAGAGTTATATGCAGGGTAGTCTTTCAGAGTTTCGATTTTCATTCCGGCTTCCAGTGGCACGTAATACCAACAAGTAAGCGGTTCCTGCTCTACGGCTCCGAAGTGTTCGGCCAATACTGCAGCTTCTGCCTTTGCCATGGTACGAAGGTTGTCTTCATTTAAAAGCCACTCCGTTGCCCTGGTATTTGTATGGAAAGAATGCTCCATGATAATGCCTGGTGTTCCCACTCTCTTTGCTCCGTGGAGCACGCCATAGTATTCGTCGTCCTTGATGCCGTTGCCGTCCCGGTCATTGACGCTCTGACGGGTATATGTTCTTCCTGCCTGCTTCGTCTGCATAACCGCTTCAACAACCTTCGCCAGCTTCTTGCCGATTTCCAGGCTGATTTCGTCGATATCCACCTTTTCGTCGTCCAGCATTACAATGGCTACCGGATAGTCTACCTTTTCGTCTGCCTTTCCGCTTCCTGTTGCATTGCTGTGTACGCTGATAAAGAGGTCATATCCCTTAGATGCCTTTCCTCTTGTCACTAATTCCATCTTTTCATCCTGTGTCTTTCTGGTAAGGCCTACTTCGAATCCGAGCGCTTCCAGTTCTTCTTTGAGCATGTTGCAGAACTTAAAGTTAAAGTCGCTCTCATAATATTCTTTTACCGCAGGGCTTCTGTTATACTTCCCGTCATGTCCTGCATCCAGCATAATTCTAGCTCTCATTGTTTTTTCCTCCCTTTTCCTCTTCAATGTCCGGAATAAGTACCTGTGCTTCTGTCTGATGCTGCAGGTATTTTACGAGCTTTTTCAGGAACGCCGGCATCGGTACTCCGATTTCTGTCATATTCTCCAGTATAGACAGAAACTCATTGCAGATAATCCACACTGCCACAACGCAGGCAATCAGAAAAGAAAACGGAAGTGTAATTCCAAACTGTTGCAGGGAATATTTCAGCGTTTCGTCTATCAGTACGCCAACCAGTACCAGGAGCCACATGCACACCTTTTTTACAATTCCTCTGTAGAACGCCTTAGATGTGATGCTCTCTCCTTTGAGCTTCGAGTTAATCATTCCGGTAATAAAATCCAGCGTATTGCACGCCACCATGATTAAAATAGGTACAAACAGCGCTCCGAAGAAACTGGAGATTGCTGTTCCGATTGAAATAAAAAAGGTTTTAAATGTTTTCACTTGTGATTCCTCCTTGTAATTCCTGCAGGCGTTTTAATCCCGGTGTCTCCGGAACTGTCTCTTCGTGCTGAAGAATCAGTTCCGCCAGCTCTCTTATTGTCTGGGACTGTGCCGAGATAATTTCCGCCTGGTCGCTAATTGTCTGTTGCTGTTCCTCCAGTATCTGCAGTAAGCTCATATGCTTCTCCTGTAATTTCTTTGTATTCTTCTTCCGAAATTGTTCCCTTTGTAACTCTTTCCTTCAGCTGTTCCTTTGTCAGGCGCTTTGCCTTATAGAGTCGTTTTAAGCTATCCACCAACTTCCGCATTTACAGCACCCCTTCCTCGATAAGCTGCATGGTGTAATCGTCGATGGCCTGCGTGGTGTCAATCTGCTCGATGGATTTCAGCATCTCGTATTCGCTTACACTGATTTCCCGGCTTTCGCATACCCACTCTGTCCATTCTTCGGTACCTGCAGCTTCGTCTGCCTCATGTGTTACCTCTTCGATGTTCCGACGCTCCATGTAAAGTCCGTCAGCAATAAGCTGCAGTTCCTCCGGATGCACCGAGCATCTTTCTTCTGCCCATTTCGTCATGATTTGTCCTCCTGTCCAGCTTTGATACAATTTTCTTGAGCTTCCCTACGTTGATAAATGGTTTTATATGTTCCAGGTAGCAATTATAGCTGTCCGTACACGAAAACCATCCAACGTAACTGAGCATCGCTTTTATGTGCTTCTCATAATATCTCCGGCCTTGTTCTTTTGCACGGTGCATTTTCCTTGCCAGTCTTGTGGCGGCCAGCATGATTCTTTCCCGGATGAGAACGCGGTCTCTATAAAATAAGAATCCCATAAAGTCAAGCTCCCGTCCTATCACTTTTGCACCCTTTTCGTAATAGAACTTGAATACCTGGTAATTGTGTTTTAACTTCAGGCGGAATCGTCTACCGATAAACATTGCAACTGCCGTAATGGAGCGGTGCAGTTCCTTCTTGTTATTCCCGGCCCAGCTCATGTCGTCCATATACCGCATGTACTTATCAAAGCCGTGTTCCTTTGTCATATATCTGTCCAGCGGTTCCAGGAGATAATTCGCCAACCACTGCGAAATATAAAATCCCAATGGTATGCCCTTCTTGAATCCCTGCAGGCAAAGCATTATGATGTACAGGAACCATTCGTCCTTTATCCGGATGCGGAGCTCCTTCAGCAAAATATCATGGCGGACATTGTCGTAAAAGTGCCGGATATCAACTTTTGCAAAGTATCTGATATCCTTTCCGAGTTTTATCCATTGGACCATCTGACGTTTTGCATAATGTGCTCCACGGTTCGGAAGCGAGCCGCAGGAGTATGGATACGCCGTAGCTGTTACTATTGGCTCCAATACCAATACGATAATGTGATGCAGCCATTGCTCCCAAATGTTTGGCATATAAATCCTTCTTGTCTTCCCGTGCTCGTTGATTATTCTCGGCGTCCGGTCTTCCGGATGATATGCCAGTTCCGGGTTCGGTACTTCCACTCCCGGAGGTTTTGTGTTAAGAATCATGTTCCGCATCTTTTCCACTTCTTCGTCCAGATGCTTATCGATGTATTGTATTTCCCACCGTTTCGTTTTACCTTTGCGTAGTTTCTTGTATGCCGTTCGAATTGTTTCTTCGTCCAGCATCTTTTGATACAGATATTTGTACTCTTTCATGTGTACTCCTATAAGATATTTTTTCTTCTATCCCCTACGGACAGCAGGTGCGACCGCTTTACTGCCCGCCCTGTATCGAGTTAATTTTCACTCACCATACAAATAATTGCGGATATAGACGTGTTTCAACGTCCAGTGGTGTAGGCATAAAACCGGCTTTGGATTTATCTTCCATGAAGGATAGAGAAGGAGGCCCCGATGTTCCAGTTCGCATTGCCGGCAACGTTGTTCCAATTGCGAGCGCGCAAGCCAGCAATGGCGCCATTGTTGCAATTGCAGAACCGAAGGCAGACGGCCACAAGGGACGCCGGTCTTATGCCCTAATTTATCTCAATATTTACTTTTTCCGGGGGAGTGCCCCCAAGTCCCCCCTATACGGCTACGCCGACAGGTGGCAGGAGAAGCACGGAGGCCCCGATGCTCCAGTTCGCATTGCCGGCAACGTAGACCCAAACGCGAGCGCGCACGCCAGCAATGGCGCCATTGCCGCAATCGCAGAACCGAAGGCAGACGGCCACAATTGTGGACTGCGCCGGATTGATATATAACCCGTCACATCCTCCTGTGGCAGAGCTGCCATTGTAAGGTGCTACCGGAATAGAACCGTATCCCGGTACCGTTCTGTATTTGTGTGGGTATTTCCACGCGCCGCCGTCAGCATCCGCAGCTGTAATGCCTGTGTCCTGATAGCTTTCGCCGGTAAGGTCGTACTTATAATTTGTACTTACCTTTACCCTGCCATTTACAATCAGTTCGTAAGGGTCTCTCTGGTACTGCTGGCAGCTTCCTAAAACGATACTGTGGAAAATCTTGTTTAAGGTCTTGCCATCTGCGGTACCATAGAACTGTCCGCCGCCCACTACTGCATTTGCTTTTACTCCGTAATATGGCGACACTTCCTGATATCCGGAGCTATTTCCCATACCGTATGCTGCCTGCAGGTTGGTTGTCTTTGCAAACATGATTAACAGGTCAATGATGGTCTCCATAATCGGGCCGCCCAGGAATGCGGCTCTGCTGGAAAACGCATCGATTGCAGTCTTCTGTGCTGCTGTGGTCTGGTTGATTTCCGGCTGCAGTCCTGCAAAACTTGTCAGCTTTCCTTCTACCAGTGCGCCATAGAACATCGGAAGCCATACGCCCTCCAGCTCGTTGTCGTTCGGGTCCTTGAAGCCCACCGGCTCGAATCCGTCCTTTGGTGCCATGCAGAACATAACCACACGGTCGCCGCCCGCCATGTACTCTTTCTTGTACACTTTTCGGAGCCAGGAGAATGCGCCGCCGGCATATGCTGTGTTTGCCACGTCGGATGCGGTACCATCTTCCTTTAATGTGTAATCCTCTTCGTTAAGCATGTAATCCGGTGTACCATCTGCCTTTACCATGTAAGGTTTGTTTGCTTTGATAACCGGGAACTCTGCCCAGCTGTTTAAGGACATTGCGCCGGTGCTTGTGTTCAGCGCCAACGGTGTGTAGTTTTTGTTTGCTCCGATATACTCCACCCTGGCCGTCGGGCTCAGTGTATCGTTATGCTCAATGAATCCATATACCGGATTCGCGTCCAGTAAATAATCGTGAATTTCGTCCAATGTTTCTTTGTCGGCCACTCTTACAATAACATCTCCCATGTTAAGCCTCCCTTAATGTGATAATGCCGTCTTCGATTGATACTTCACATGCCATACCTGTTACCGTGTCGGTCAATGTCAGCTTTGCAGCATTGCCGACAATGGTGGTACCGTTGATGATGTTGTCAATTTGAGTCTTTTCTGCTTTGTTGTCCAGAATCTCCTGCCATTCATCAGCGGTTTTATCTCCTAGTTTTTCTGAACTCGTGGCGCTATCAGCTTTTTTTGCCTTCCCGACTTCGGTAGTTCCATTTATAATGTTTTCAACCTCTGTCTTCTTTGCGTAGAACTCAGGAAGTTCCCCTCCGAACTTTTCGGCATCTCCTGCCGGTGTAGTTCCATTCTTCAGATTTTCGATATCTGTTTTGTTGGTCTCCAACTGCTGTTTTTCTGCGTCGGAATAGTCATTTGTAGAAAGCCCCTGCCCGTCCACTTTATCGACTTTGCTTTCGATCGCCTCGTCGATTAGCCTCTGGGCTTTTTCTTCGCTGATGCCGCCTGCAGTAAGAAGCGCATCTGCCTCTGCTATGATTTCCTGCATTTCTTGGCGCATTGCGCTGTATTCTTCCGCTCGCTTTTTCTCGGCATCCACTCTGCCCTGCTCGTTTGCGGCAACTGTCTCTGTCTTTAGCAGCGCTTCTTCCAGGGCCGTATACGTTGGTGTTTCTTCCGCCGGCGTGTCGCTGTTCTTCGATGCCTGTACTTCCAGTGCAAACTCCGGTGCATAAAGCACGGTTTCCCCGGACATTACCTTAAACTGCATGGTAACTATGCCGGCGGTGTCTGTGTCTGCTTGCAGTACATCGTAAAAAATCGTATTGTCCGATACGACGCAGGCGTTGTAACTTGTGGTTCCGTTTGGCTTTGTGACATACATCACTGCAGCTGTAACTTCATCATATTTGCACGGTGTGCTCCCGCCCACGAGGGAAATTGCAATTTTTCTTGCAAGCACATCTCCGGCAAAGAATCCGTACAGCGTTTTCTGCACTCCGCTTCTGTGAGTGTCTAACGTTATTCTGTATGTAACCTTGTCCATCCGTTGACTCCTTTCTTGTTTTTTCTATTACCACTATAACTAAAACGGCGGGGCTATTTCTAACCCCGCCACAAAATTATTTGATTTTAAGACTCGGATAAATCTCTCCGACGGTATTATTCCATATTGCAACAATCTCTCTTGCTACGTTGCTAAATGGCATGCTTGTGGCTTGAGACAGAGCTTTCAGGCTATTGTATGTAGTCTTCCAACTTAAACGTCCTTTTTCGATATCCCGTTCAATTCCATTTAATGCATACTTCAGACTAGAAAATATTTCTACATCCATTCTGGAAACATTGTAGCCTTGAAAAACAGTTACTGCATCTCTTACAAATGGAATCGATGAGAAGATATTGATATTGTTTACAAAGCTCTCAATTGTATTCTCCAGCATCTTCTCTCCGAACTCTTTATCTTCATCATCGTCTCTCCATGCATCGATAATTCCTTCTACCGCTGCTGTCAGTGCCGCAGACACTGTAAATGTCGCAACTGCCCTTTGAATTTTCTTTCCGTTTTTCTTCCATGCAGTATTTTTGTCTGTTTTCCTTGCATCCGCCTGCCAGTCCATGTAGCAATCCATTAACATGTTGTAGGATACCATCGGTTCCGACATAAATGAGGTCAGCATCTGTGCAGTCGCGCTCTTACTTCTCATCAGCTGTGTTCTCGTTAAAGTAGAGTCTACCACCTGTGTAGCATAAATTACTTCCTCGAAACGCTCTGCCACAATCTGATTAAACGCCTCGCTTCCGTAGCGCAGTTCCGGACGGATATCTTTGATTTCCGCCTCGCATGCGTTCCAGAGCTTACCCCAGGTATACCGGTCTGCCATTCCTGCCAATGCCAGGGACTTTTCGATTGCCTCATCCTTCCAGGTTGTGTCATGCTTAATCATCGACTGCACGCTTCTTGAGATATTCGTGTCATAAAAGCCCATGGACTTCCAAACAGCAATACCAGAATACTTCATCGCTTTTTCAGCTGCAGACTTCTTAAATATTGCATTCGTCAAATACTTCGCGTCCATTACATTAAGCGCTCTTACGTAGGATAATGGCTGTAACGCAACCACTCTCAGGTTGCCGGCCACTGCGGCTGCCTTATACCTTCCCATCCATGACTTTGCCCACTCGTCGCCTACTCCTGCGCTCTGTGAACCGTTAATGTCCCGCATAAACTGTATGAAGTATTTCTTTGCAGCTTCCCCGTATGCCTTTTCCATGGATTTCTTTACCGTGTCGCTTTCATGGCCCTCTGTCTCATTATTTTCAATTATCTCTTTGTAGTTGTACCATTTGAAAGCATCAAGTACAGGAAGCGCCAAGGCATTATACTTTGCCATATCTGAAGCATGCTGTGCAAATACAGTAAAAATGTCGTCTATTACCATGGTATTGTTTGCATTCGGAGTTAAGCTCTTTGTAAAAGACATATTCAAGAGGCGGTACAAGGAATTATTCTGCACGTCTGATTCCTTTGTATCTCTTTCGTTCTCGCTGGTCCGAATCGGAAAATAATTTTCTTCCGTAAATGCCAGATACCCGAAACGTTTCATGGAAACCTCATTGCCCCAGGACGCACATACGGTATTCATAAATTCCTGTAGGCGGTCCGCTACTTCTCTTTGCCGATCAGTAAGAACATTGGTTAGTCTGCGTACCTGCCCCATGTTTAAATTTATACCGTCTTTCTGGATAATTACGTTGTTTCGTCCTATCTCAATATCGCCAATTTCAATTCCTCCTCCTTCAAAGTGCCGCTCGGCTTGTTTACGTTTTGCCAGACAATATATCGACATTGCCTGTGCTGTTGTAATCTTTACCGTCTTTTTCTTTCCTTTCACTTCGAAGTCGAACTCGTGCACTTCTTTCAGCCATGCCCTTGCTTCCTGTGCCGTATAAGTTGCTTCTGTAAAATCTACAATTGATTTCGTGTGGAACGCCAGTGTCCTCCAACCATTTTGGAAACTTCTTATTACCGCCATGCCGCCTTCCCCGAAACGCTTAAACGCATAATACGGAAGAGCGTTGTCCCAGTGTAAAAACTTTCTGATTTTTATAGCAGTCTTGCTGCTCTTTTCTCTTGCACCCAGCGCATCCATCTCTCTAATAGAATTTTGGGCATAAGTGCTGATGCTTCCATTTCTGCTTCCCGAAATAAAGTCATTCATCTGACTTATTGCACTTTTCAGAATTTTTACAGTTTTATCAAGAGAATCCAGTTTTTCCAAGGACATATTATTTAACACATGCGTTTCCGGGCCACCAGTGCGGATTATTTTGTTTACCTCTTTGTAAATGCTGGTAAGCTGTTGTGTAAATCCTTTTGGTAAGTCAAGATAGATGCCGTAATAATCCTCTATGTCTGTAGCTTCGTCTTTATGCGCATTCTCTACCGCCTCTGCCATTTCGTGTACTTTTTCTAACGCTTCTGCCAGCTCCATATCCGCTTTCGTCGGGTCGCCTCCACGCAACATCTGTTTGGAGGAAAAATCAATGGAGCTGAGGAACTTTGCCACTGTCTTCTTTACCGGCTCCGGAACATGCTTCTTTGCAGAATTTTCAGTGAGCCACTGGTTTAACCGCATGGAATTGGTCGTGATGCGCTTTACTAAATTCCGACGCTGTTCGTTTTCTTTATATGCCGCAAGTCGCTCCGCGCTCCGCTGCTTAATGTCCCGAACCTCATCTACCCGCTTCATCCGAAGCTCCTTGATGATTTTCTCGTACCGTTCCTTTGTCTGCTTCACAGCATCGTTTTTCTTCTGCGTATACTCTGCCTTGAGGCTCTGCATTTCTGCCCTGTGCTCCTGACGAAGTTTTTTCATGGTGTCATCATATTTTTTTGCTGCCGCAAGACGCTTTTCGTAGATTTCCCTGCTCTTCTCATGCTTGAGGTTCGCAATCTCCCGCTCGTACTTATCTGCCAGTGTCCGCACCGGTGCGATATTCCAGAACTGGTTGTAGATTTCAATTGCAATTTCTCTTTCCATTTCTGTCCTGTCAAATACCTCTGCGATTTCCGAAGATGCCTTTACGGTATCGTACGCATTTAAAACTTCGATTGCCATATCTGCATCTGAGATATCTGCATCGAAAACATCCGGATAGATTTCTGCCCATTCCTGCCATGCGGATTCAATCGGTATTCCGTCATTTGAAACAAGCACTCTGCCAAAATACGCCTTGTACCAGTCTTTTCCGTAGGTGTATTTTGCTTCTGCCTTCTGAGTGTCGCTTAATTTAACCTTTGTATTTCGGAGCGTATAAAGAATTTCCTTTGCGTAATCATTTGGTATGGTTCTTGTCCGCTTGTCCCCTACAACGTGCTGCGCTACTTCTGTAGACTTTAGCATAAGGACATCCCAGGTAACCTCGTCACTCTGCAGGTATTTGTATACCTCTTTCAGTTCCTCGACAAGTGCTTCCTTGTCGTACGTACTGTCAGCGTCCCGTAAAATCATGGAGGCCGCCTGCTCTACCTGCTTTTCATTCAGTACCGTTCCTCCGGTTACGGTCCGCTCCAGCTTATTTTTCTGGCGGAGTCGTTCAACGTCCTTCTTCAGACGCTCGTTTTCCTTGCGCAGTCGTTTTGCTTCTCCCACTGCATCATAAATGCTTTGGGTGGTACGCTCGGAATAGCGGATGTCTGAATGGTCGGTAGGGTTCTGATTGGTAATATCCTTAATCTGATTGGAGTAAAACGGAATGACTACCTGATGACCGGTTCCTCCGCGCTTGCCGTCTTCGTCGAAAATTCCATCGTATCCATGCAGCTTCAGTGTCTCAGTAACAAAGTCAGGAATAGACGTCCACGAAAAAGTGGTGCCGTTTGCAATGTCCGCTTCCAGTTTATTAATCCACGCTTCCGGACTAAAATTTCTCTTGTCCCATGCGTAAGCACTGTTTCCCGTTTCTGTTTCCGTATCTTCGGCTGCTTCTTTGAGTGCTTGCAGCATGTCTTCGGAAATATCTGTTGTTACAAACGGATTTGTAACATTGAGGTATACCTGGTATGTTTTTTCAAATCTCGCATTCGGATCCATGTACTGGACATTATCTAATCCTGCAAGCGAAAGCACCTCTAAAAACATCTCCTCATTCCCGTAAAGGGCACCGTCCTCTAACCATTCGCCAGTTAAGGCAGAAAGATAATTACCTTTGTGCTCATTGATTCTGTATCTATCAAAACCACCGGTTCCTCTATCGACATTTTCATCATAAACGATATTCTCCATATCGTCATCCCATGTAATGTGTGGTGCCCTCTTACTGATTTCCGTCCTCTTCGCGGCAGGCAACTTATTCCATGCTTCAGAAACAGAAAGATTCTGGCCGTTTACTTCAATTCGAAACTGGCTGTAATAATCTGCGTACATCTCGTCCTGAGCAATAGAAGTATCCTGTTTGTCTCTTGCGTAATTATCAGCAATTTTCTTGCTATCAGTAAAGAAAGCCATCGGGCCGGCTGTTGCTCTATCTGCTCTGAAATGATAGCCAACTCTGTCTGCTCTCCCTGTGCCGTGATACATTGGCTTTAAGTTTCCCTCTTCATCCCGGACCTTGCTTTCCTTAAAGTATTCCACCTGCTCTTTGGTAAGTCCATTTCCTTGGGAATCGCGCTCGGAATACTGGATATTTTCCGTTGCATTTTCTCCAGAATGTGGTATACTATTGGTAGGAGCGGTTGAGCTGCCGTCGTAAGGCCCCTGGGAGCCTGGCAGCAAGGCCGCTTCTTTCAATGTTACATCATATACGTACTGGTCGTTTCCGGTATCCTTTACATTGATAACAACATCGTAATATCTTCCGTCACTTTTAATTTTTTTAACAAAGTAATCCCACTGTTTGGCATCCTTATGGAACTTGTTCTTCTTGCCTGTCTCTGCTCCGCTGTGATGATATTCGGAATTTTCTGCAAGCTCAATGTAATCTCCGTCCGCACCGATATTGATTTTTGCCTTATATCCCTTTTTGCTGGACTTGGTGTCTCCGTGTACGCCTTTGTCTATCCCTGCTTCATCATAAAGCGCATAATATGTCTGACCGTTCTTTTGGAATTTTGCCGTTCGTCCGGCATACTCATTTTTCATGTAGTTCAGAAGTCTTCTTTTCCGCTCATTGTATGGCAGTGCCTTTACTTCGTCACTGGTTTCATAAACTTCAATTCCGCCTTTTTCTCTTCCGGCCAATGAATATTGCACATCTGCGTCTTCGGTGTTCTGCCATCCGGACGCATTTGCTTTTACTGCCTTGTCGAAAGCATCGTCCCATGCCTCCTGCAGCTGGTTTACCCGGTCCGCATACTTCTGTACAATCTTTGCTTCTTCGCTGTTGGATTTATAGGTTCCCAGTAAATCTGCCAGCCACTGCTTGATTTTATCAAACGCAACCTTCAGGCGCTCGCTAAATGTCTTTGCAGTTGTATCATCCATTTTGGATACCATTTCTTGCACGCTCCGGTTTCCGGAAAGCATATCTTCGCAAGCTCTTGCGATTAATTCGTCCTGGGCATATTCCTCGGAAACATCTCTGCCGTTAGCATCTTTAAATCTCTGTATTTCAGCATAAACCAAATCTACCGGAGAAGCCTGATGCTCTGCCGCCAGGGTATCCATAATAATTTCCGAAAGTTTAGTATACGCTTCCGGCGCCTTGTCCTTCATCCAGTGTGTTGTTTCGTGCGAAAGTGTCGGTATGATGGAATCCTGGGCAATATCCTCATTAACCCCCGCGTATACATCCAAATAAATAGTATTTGTACTTCGGTCGAAACGTCCGTTTTCTGCAGTACGTCTTCCGTTTTCGTCTGCTTCCGACTGGAAATACTCAACATTTATGCCGGTCGCCTTAGATAACATTCTTGTAAATTCTACTGCTGCTTTTTGTCTGGAGTTGATTTTACTATAATCTACCTTGGAATCATCAAAGCGGCCAGGTGTTGTACTTGTGAAATACTTCGCAGTTACTTCGTCAATCTGCTTCTGTCGCTTCACGTTAACGCTCCTGATTCCTGCCTCGTATGCTTTGACTGCCTGTTCCTCTGTCAGGACGCCTCTGTTCTTCAATACATTTTCTGTGCCGAAGCCGTGCTTTCCATACGAAAATACCAGCTCAAAAGAGTCTTTATATTCCTTTGCATCTGTTCCGTCCTTATACAGAGCTACGAAATCATCTGCCATGGTTTCGTCCATTTCTTCTGCCATCATTTCAATCTCTGTCATCGGTTGCACCGGTGCAACTTCCGGAACTTTACCCTTGGCTTTCGCCTGTTCCTCTTTCAAGAGAGCCTTTGCCACTTCTCTGTTGGCCGCATACTGAAGACCGCTCTGTACAGAACCCATTACGCCACCAGACACAGCTCCGCCGATGCCTGCCCATGCTACATTGCTTAATATGTCTCTTCCCAGCATTCCCTTAGCTTCGCTTTCAGAATAGCCTCTGTTGAGATATTCTTCGTAAGCCTCCGCCAGGTCGGATGTGTTCTGTCGGATCAGCGTATCGGAAACAGTATTGGCAATCTCCGTAAACATTTCTTCCGAAGCCTCTATTCCCATCTGCTTTGCTGTTTCTCTTAGAACTCCCATAAATGTTGTGGCGTTCTTTGGTTTCAGAATATTGTCAATGCTGAGTTTTTCAAATAACGCTTCCGCAAGACCTGCTGCCACTGCTCCTTTGGCAACGGTCGCACTATCTTCGCCCGCTTCTTTTAATTCCTTCGCCTTCTGTGTCGCAGAGTTCATTCCCATAATTGCTGTAAACCCTTTTCCGAACATCTTCGCTCCCAGGGCCGTATCTGCAATAGACATTCCTGTTTGATAAAGGAACGATGGGACATTCTGTCCTGCTATCTCCATGCCTTCTGTAGACTCTGCAATATTTTCTCCTACGTACTGTCTGATATCCGTAGCTGCGTTTGATGGCATACGTAATCCGGAATATGGATTATATTCTTTTCCGGTAACAACTTCCCCTAAGGTCGCCAGGGTACTTCCTATTCCTCCGGCCATGTTAAGAATTGGAGTTAGAGCGGACATTCCCGCAGAAGCCAGTGCGCTATCATCGGCCCACTTTTTCCAAGTTTCGGTTGTTTTGTCGTATGCCCGTTTTGACAATGTTACTTCGATATCGTCCAAGAAATCGTATGCCGCCTCCTGATTTTCGCTATACAGGTAGTTGAACATGCTGACTTCTTCATCCGTCATATACTGATAGTTTGTTTTTTCCAGGTCTGTCGGACCGTTGCCGTCTTTGTCCCTGGCAATCAAATCCCCTCTTGTGCCGTTGTAGTCATTGATAAACTCATATACTTCGTCGCCGTATTCTGTATATTCCATGCCAAGTATTGTATTTTTGCTCTGTGTAGACTGATACTTGGAACGCTCTGCAAAGTCCTCGTTCTCCATCAGATAATTATATTTTTCTGATGCGTTATTCTGTGCGTATCGGTTCGCCGCAGCCTGCAGGTTGTCGTAGTAAGCCTGCAGTTTTTCCTTTTCTTCCCCGTGCAGGGAAGCCAGCTTGTTGGAAACATCCCTTAACTCTGTGTTGTAGTCCTTCAGGCTGGAATATCCAACATTTACGCCGTATTCAGAAAGCCAGTCCGCATCCTCAGAGTTTAACGATGCTGCTCGTACTCCCTCATAATCCAGTCCCTTGTACTTCTCTGACAATTCATGGTTCCTTTTGGCCGCATTATAGGCATCGGCAGTCACAAACTGAGAATATGCCCCGGACAGCCCATCCCAGTTATCCAGCGCAGACTGGTATCCGGAAATTAATTCGTCCATGTCCTGATTGAATTTTGTCAAATCTCCGGTACCAGTGCTGTTTACATACTGCTTATAGCCGCTCAGTCTGCTCTGCATGGCAGTAATAGCATCTTTAGTGTTCTTCATGGTGTCCGCATCCTGCCATCCTCCATACGCTCTGTTTACGGTTTCAGAAAGCGTTTTTAAATCAGAATCCAGAGATTCTAAATTCAGTGTACGTTCCAGCTTCTGTGCATTATATCTTTCGCTAAAAGACTTTCCTTTTGCTTTTGTTGTGCTTTCAGAAGAGGAAGCAGTTACTGCTTCCCCTTCTTTGCGCTGTTTGTATCTCTCCGAAAAAGACATTCTCGCCATTTTGTACCTCCTGCTACTTTGCTGTAAATAAATCCAGTGTCTCGCCTTCTCCTAACTTTGTCAGTTCCTTCTGACGTTCCTTGGATAATCCCATCAGTTCTGCAATTTCCTTCAGTGTATACGTCTGTCCGTATCCATCCTGGAATACGTCGTTATGGTCTACGCCCCATAAGCCGTTAATTGTATCTTTTGTCTTGGTAAAGGTAAGCTTCTTCTGACAGTAATCAACAATTGCAAATCCGTCATAGTCTCCAATGGTGTCGCAATATGCCACTACTGCATTTTCTCCGCCCTGAATGGCCGCCTGTAAACCGGCAGTAAACATTTTTTCCGTAGGAGTCTTGTACTCATACTCTTCTCCGTTTGCTTCTGCCTGCGCCTGAGATTCCTTCAGTGCCATTTCTCTTTCATAATTTGCCTGTTCCTGAGCGGTCCGGTCTTTATCGTAGCTCAGGCTCTCATCGAACTGGCGCTTATCCTCTGCCATGGATTCGTCGAACTGACGCTTATCTTCTGTCATGGATTCATTAAACTGACGCTGGTCTTCCGCAAAGCTCTGGTTGAATTCATTAACTGCCTGACTATATTCCTTTTCCCAATTGCCCTGAGAAATCGCATCCTGCTGTTTCTGATATTCAAACTCATTCTCATAATTAGACTGCGCCTGCTTATCCTGAGACTGCTGATATGCAAACTCTTTTTCGTAGTTACTCTGAGCCTGCTTGTCCTGTTCCTTCTGATATTCGAACTCGTCCTCGTAATTCTCCTGAGCCACGGAATCCTGCTGTTTCTGATAATCGAACTCATCCTGCCAGTTCTGCTGATTCTGCTTGTCCTGGGACTGCTGATATTCAAATTCTTTTTCGTAGTTGCCCTGAGAAATGCTATCGAGATACTGCTGGTAGTCAAACTGATTCTGCCAGTTGTTCTGCTGCAAAGCATCCAGATAGTGCTGATATGCAAACTCTCTGTCGTAGTTGTCCTGGCTGATTTTGTCTTTGTACTGCTGGTACTCGAATTCATTCTGCCACCGGTTCTGCTCCAGCTGGTCTAAATACTGCTGATACTGGAAGTTCTGTTCGTGTTGTCTTACGCTTTCGTCATATTCCATCTGCTGCCAGTAATCAGAATTGAGCATTCCGGCGTAATTATATGCATTGTTGACTCTATCCTGCCATGCTCCGTATTCCTGACCGTACATGTTCTGCGCTGCGTTGTAGTTTGCATTATAGGCATTATAAAGTCTATCGTATTCTCTGGCGTCTGCATTTTCCAGTAATGCCAGCTGGCTTAACAGGTTGTCGCCTTCCATGTTGTACGCTTCCATTGCCAGCTGATAATATTCCGGCATTGCATCGTATGCCTCCTGCAGGTACTGGTTATATACGTTCTGTCCTGCATTTGTTGCATAGCTGGAGCCGTAGCCTCCGGTAAGGGCTGCCGCCTGTCCCATGGTATCCTGCATGGCTGTTTTTCCGGAGCGCATTGCAGAAGATAATGCCTGTTGAAACAGCGGGTCGCTATCTGCATCATACGAAAACTTCTCTCTGTTCTGATACTGCTCTAAGAGTTGCGATATCTTGTCAGTGTAAGAAGTCTTTCCGCCGTTCAGCTGTTGCAGCAATCCGTTGGTGTAGTCCATTGCCTGCTGATATGCCTGCGATACCTGAAACTGAGAATTGATTGCCGATAAAGTTTCCGCCGGAAGTCTTTGGTCTAACGCTGTTGCCTGCTGTGCCTGTGTTGTCTGACCTTTGTACTTTGGTGCTGCGCTTTGTACAAATTCCGGAGTCTGTGTCTGTGTCGCTGTAAATGTCGGTGCCGCTGTCGGAGTAAAGCCAGTATTCTGTTGCACCGGTGCAACTTCCGGAATTTCTGCTACATTATCTGTCGTAACAATCTCCTGTGCCGGTGCTTTATTTTGAAGCACCGTTTCCGCCGCCTGTGTTGCCGCATTTCCGGCCGCCTGAGCTGCGCTACTAGCTTTTTGAGTTGTCTGCTGTGCTGCACTAACGCCTGCACCGGTTTCAGCTGTTGTCTTTTTTGTTGTGCTTGTGGTGCTGGACGTTTTTAACTTCTCCAATAATTGCTTATTCTGAACCGCGGTTCCCGTGTAATTGTTTATTCCGTACTGGCTTGCCAATTTCTTGCGATTACCATAAGACGAGTCCTGGCCGTTGCTTTTTAAATAATCTACAATGGATGTGTCCGTATTCAGTTTTAATGCAAAGAACTGTAAATTTATTCTTTTCATTTTCTCCTCCTTAACTTACTTTCAAAAAGAATCCTAATCCGTTTATGGAATATCCGGTGGCGCTGGATGAGGATGCTACAAACCAGTAAATGTGCTCTCCAATTCTGTAATACCCTCCGCCTTCAAAGTCATCATGTCCGACCAGTAGTGGGTATGCCAGAATGGAGCCGCAGTTGCAAATTACCGGCAGGCAAGTAATCTTCGATTCGCTTTGCCCTAAAGAACCCATGCTTGGGTAACAAAATGTGCTGTAGTTGTACGAGGAGCCTGTGCTCAGTCTGTTCTCCTGATAAACCGTGTACACGTCATTCTCGCTCCTGTAATAGCAATATTGCGCATGGTTTGATGTTTGGTATGCGCAAGTGTAAAAATACCACTTCGACTGGTCCACCATATTTGTTGCTCTGGATATCAGCAAAAGCAGGTAGTTCCTGTCGATATCTTCATATCCGCCAAAAGTTATCGCTACGCTGTTTTCATCTCCGCGTACATGTATGCTGAAGTTTAGGGTCGTTCCTCCGGAACCGTTGTTCAAGCACTTTGCTGCAACATTTCCTCCGGAAAGGTACTTGTCGTGTCCGTAAGCATACAAATACGGGTATGCCGTGTAGTATTCCGCATTGACTTTTGTGCTATGTATCAGTGGAAAGAATGTAAATCCCAGCACGGTTACAGAACATGCGGCCTCATTCATCGTTGCCTCATAACCGGCATCCAGTAATGTTCTATAGATGGCTTTTTGGAAAGCAGCTGTTGCCTCTGTCACAAAGCAATCCTCCACTATGCCGCCGTCGTCTGTCATTCCCGGAAATGCCTTATCTTCCACAATCGTTACGCTTCCGAGTGTAATATTGAATGTATTTCTTACATTTGCCATGGCTTCCTCCTTACAGACTGGTGTATGTCCGATTTGTTATTGCAACCGAGCTTGTGACGTCGGAAACTGCTTTTGCAATAAACCACTCTGCTGTTATATCCTCCGTATCATCACTTCCCGTTTGGATGCTTCGGATTTTGGCTCCGTAAGAACCGAGCGGTACGTCTGAGCCAACCGCTACTCCTTTTTCAATAATTGCCGCCTGGATGTCGTTTACGGAATCACTTAAATACTGTAATTTTTCTGCTATAGTTCCCATGCTACACCACCGTTCTGTTTACTGCGTCAAGCACGGATGCCACGTCGCCAAGCATGTTGCTTAAATATGCAACTGCTCCCGTTAGTGTTCCGTCGTCAATTTCTGATATATCCGTGTCTCCGATTATGCTTAAATCCGGAACCGCGTTATTGATTGCATTCTTTACATACGTTTCCGTAGCATAGCCTTCCAGGGATGGTATCTCCAAATTCTCCAATGCCTTGTCCGTGTAGCTGTTTGCCGACTTCTCTGCTTCTGCTGCCTGAGATTTTGCAAAATCCTCTGTTGCGTACCCTTCCAGTGACGGTATGGATAACTTCTTTATTTCCGCATCTGTATAATCCTTTGCGTTGCTCTCTGCAGTAGACGCTTGCGACTCTGCGTAGCTTTTTGTTGCATAGCCGCTTAAATCCGGAACCGCGTTATTGATTGCATTCTTTACATACGTTTCCGTAGCATAGCCTTCCAGGGATGGTATCTCCAGTTCGGATATCATTTTATCGGTATAGGCTTTTGCATCTTCTGCTCCGTTTCCGGTTCCATCCATCCGATTCAGCTCATCCTCTATCTGTTCTATTACGCGGTACAAGTACCGTCTGATTTCGTTTGTCTGCTCTTTTTCATCTGTCAGTATTCGAATTCGTTCCAGCAGCATTATGTACCGCTCCCTTCTTCTATTGTTTTTGTTACGGAAAATACCTTGCATCCTCCCCGGCCGGCTATCATGTATTTGAAATGGTCGCAGCGCTGAGGAATAATCGGTATTTCATAGCTTCTGGTGCCTGTTCCGTTCATGTTGCAGATATGCACCCAGTTTCCGGAAGAGTCGTACTGAAGAAAGATGCTTATATTAGTCCCCTGTTCCATGGCTAATCTTATTTGAAGTTTTGCCAGTCTCTTTTTGTCCGGCATATAAAAGCCAATATTGCCGCTTTCCGCGTACCAGTCGAACGCTCCTTCCTCAGTTCCGTTTTCGTAAGGCAGTGTACCTCTTACGGACTTTAAGGTATTGTTTTCGTAATCCACATAGTACAACTCGCTTCCGCTCCTGCAGAACGCCAAGGCTTGCGTATCGTCTTCATGTGCCCATATGCCAGTTTCAGTGTCATAAATAAATAAGTGACTCTTTTTTAGCTCGTCCTTCATGCTTATGTAGTATCTGTCCAGTACTGCTCCTGCTGTAGCGTCATGATATCTCTTTTCTCCCATTGCCGCAGAAATCAACACCGGAAGGCTGCCGTCATAAGCATAAATCCCTTCCACGCCCTTGTAGTACAAGATGCCCTTTATTATGCAGATGCTGTTTTCAGAGCCTTTCTGCACACCCGGGCATACAATTTCTTTGATTTGATGTGCGCCCGTAGAGGATACCGTAACTTTAATCATGGAGTTTTCTTTGAAGAAAATAGGATTTCCGTTATAGGTTACTGAGCCGGTAAATGCTCCGTCGGAGCCTATTGTTACAGCATAAGAATCCGTCGCAATTCCTTCGAATGCCTGCCAACGCTTCCAGCTTCCCAATGCAGTGGCGTATATTTCGTGTCCGTCTTCTGAGCATCCCCACAAGCGGTTATTGCATTCTGTCAGGAGCTTTGGATGAATGCGCTCCATTATTACTTTGAGGCCGTCCTGCCCCATGTGCGTTTCTTCTGTTTTGTGATACAGAACACACTCGTCCATATCCATTTCAATAATAAAGCCCTCATAGTAACGGTTCATCCAGTTATTATTTAGCTCTCCTTCCGATACCAGCTTTACTACTTTTGTTGTCATTTCATAGTATCCATCTCCAATATCGCCGAAGTCGGACAGAACCGGGTCAAAATCGTTGTACTTATTGTTTATTCTCAATGTTACGGTCTGTCCCTCTTCCAGATATGGTGCGCCTATATTCCCGCAATTTACTTCTATAAATGCGTAATTCGTCGATACCCTGTTCCAAGCATCGTTTTCTGCATCGTATTCCCTCATATAATATCTTCCGTTTTCCAGGAATATGGCATGAGTTCCTTCGGTGGCCCCGGCTGGCGGACTGTCGAGTTCAAATGTTCGCCCATGCGGCCATGCATACATTTTTAAATCGTCCGGCGCCGGTATTACGTACGATGGTATTCCGGATGTCGCAATTTCCGTTACTGCTCTGTCGTTTTCCAATGTTTCCATATCTATTGCCCAGTCACTTGTCATTACCATTTTGGTTCCCATCTTTACCGGAACAACCGGTAATTTGCTGAGCGCTTCATCAATCACGGCATATCCGCCGCAATAAGTCTTTTTTTCTCCGTTTACATACAAATAATTATTATCTATCCAAACAAGGCCGTCTCTGTCCGCAAGCATCTGCGGTTTCGTAAATTCCCGGCATATACCTCTTCTTTTTCGTGGCGATAGTATCGGATAGTATTCTGTTGTCATGTTCTGCATGTCAAAAAATTCCCCGTCCTGACAGGATAATCTGTGATTATATCCTCCAAAAACGGTTGTCATGTCTCTTTTTCTGATTACCTGATTATGTGCTGTAAAATACATATCCTACCTCCCAAGAATGCGGAATGGTACATGCTTCGGCATGTGTTCCCGGTGGTATGCTTTTTGGAAATTCTGCAGCATTCCGTTAAACGTTGCGGCAGAATTGTTGTATCTTTCGGTCTCGCCGTTTTCCTCGTCAATTTTTGCTTTCAGGTACGCTACGTATAATTCGTCATACGGGAATGGTACCAGAAGCTCGTCTGTTAATCTGTCCGGAGAATAACCGGAGAATTCCTTTTCTTCTGTTGTTTCCTCTGTGGATTCTTCCGTATCTCCGTAAATTATGATTACCTGGGTTTCCTTTTTCTCCGGTGGCTGCTCATATTTATCTAAAATTTCTTTTCTAATGCTTCCGTCCAAATAAGAAAGCCACCGCACCTTATCTTCAACGGAATATTGATTCGGTTTTACCGAATCTGTTCTGTTGATGCATTCCTGTATGTTCATTTCTATACCCCCTACACCAAAACAAGGGAAAGCCTTGCAGCTCTCCCTTGTAGTTTCTTACTTTCCTGCCTCTCTTAACTTGTGCTCTTCTGCATAGTCAAGGGCGACGTTTCTTGCTTCCTCCTGATTTTTGATTACCTCGGCAACTTCCTCCGGCACCTCTACTTCAACTCCGCGCTTAATGATATAATTCTTGAAGTTTACAGAGTAAAATTCCTCTTTTGGTGCGTTCTGCCCTTCTAATCTCGGAAGTCTGATTTTTACCATTTTCTTGGTAGCTGCATTTTCTGCATTTTTTGTTGTTGCCATGCCCTTTTCCACCTTTCATGTGTTCAGAGGGAAGTAGGCGACACTTCCCTCTTATCTTTTACTAATTTTCTTCGTCTACGGAACCGTAGTAGGAACCGGATTCTACACGAAGCAGTCTTTCCTGGTACAGAATCTTTGCACCATGGCAGAACTTATAGCCAATAGTGCTGAACTGTTCCAAAGGACCGCCGATCTGGCCCTTGTTCTTAACAATCATTTCCATACCTTCGCCTTCCGGATCGAGAATACCGAAAGCATCTCTGCCCATGAAGAGTGTCGCGTATACAGCAACGTTCTTTTCTTCTTCATCCTGCGCACCGGCACCTGCCCAAATCTTTGCAGTGTTGGTTTCTACGAAACGCACCTTGTGGAGCATGCCGATTTCTCCATTGAAGATAGGAGTAACATCTGCGTACTTGTGTACTTCCTTCCATTCGTCAGACTGACGAAGGTCGTACGCTACGGACGGATGCACGATAGCAACATAGGAGCCGTCAATTAACGGAGCCTTGTTCTTCTTAAGCCATGTAGCAGCTCTTGCTACCATAACCGGGTCAAGAACGTCGGCGTTTGTAAGTGCTGCTCTGGAAGTCTTACCGCCTGCATAAGCTACGGAGTTACCCTGAATAAGAACGTTTCTTGTAAGGGTATCGTAGGTTTCGCCTTCTGCGGCGCCCATTTCTTCTGTTGCACCGAAAATTACATCGTCGTACGCTTCCATTTCCAAGCGGTCAGACACTGCTGTGTAGTCGCCGTGCTGTGTAACTTCTGCGGTAATCTTTGTCATGCCAAAGGTCTTACCAGTAGGAATTACGCCTTCTGTTAATGGAGTGAGTGCCTTTGCGAAAGTATTGAACTTTCTCCACTCGCAGGAATTGCCCTTCATCGGCTGCTTTTTGCCGAACTGGGTATACACCATTTCTTCACGGGCATTCTCCAGTAATGTGGTGTCATAGAACGCCTTCATTGTAGGAGAAAGAGATTCCTGTGTAGTTACGTTGATTGGTGTTGTGGTTGCTGTGCCCGGGTCGCCCTGAGCCCATGCAAATAACTGTAAGCTAAAGTTAAAAAATAACTTTAAAAAAGATTTCATGTTTATTTACCCCCTTGTTGTTATTGCAGGGGATAACTCTTTGCTATCTTCCCTGCTGTTGTCTTCGCTGTTCGTCAGCGAATGCTCTGAGCTCGCTTAAGCTCATCTTTTTAAAATCCTGTGTAACAACTGCAACGGAAGGGGCTGTGCTGGATAAGCCATTTTCTACAGGGCGTGCCTTGTTGGCTGCCACTGCCTGCGCGGTTTGGCTCTGCACTTGCCTGGAAATATTCTGTGTGGTTTTTGTTACCACGTCGCCCCAGTGGCATGCTGTGTAAGCCGCTGTGGTATCTCCATTGGTAACGGCGCATAAACGTCTGAATCTTTCGTCCTGCATTTCTTTATCCAGGTCGAAGTCCGGGAACTGCGCTTTTGTCTTTTCTGCATTCTGACGTAAGACGATGATGTGCTGTCTCATTGCCTCCTGCTTCTGCTGTTCCTGCTTCTGCTGTTCATTCTGCCTTACCTGTCTTTCCAGTTCGACAACTCTTCTTGCTTCCTCCGGAGTAATCTCATGCTCTACCGCATAATTCTCGTAATAGGAATTGTCCTCTGCTACCTTTTTAGCGAGGTCTTCTAAGAAAGTTTCGCTTGTGGCGTCAAGGCTGTACTTAGATGCAACCGTTTCAAGAACGGAACGCATCTTCCCGTTCTCCTCTTCGACTCCTTTGTAGCGCTTCAAACGGTCTCCGATGGTTTTTTCCATGTATGCCTGATGCTCTTCCTTGTACTCCTCCGACTTGATAAGGTCAGCATAGGTACGCTTTGTCTGGTTGTCAGTTGTTACATTTTGCTCATTGGTAGTCTGAGCTACGGGCTTTGCTGTCTTCTTGACTGCTGCCTTGTAATTTTTCACTGCACGGTCCGGGATACCGGCTGGAACTTCAATTTCTCCGGTTGCGCTGTCTGCTGCTCCTTCTCCGGCGGAGCCACCATCTCCACCTTCAGCGAATAACTGCAAATTCAGCTTTAATAAATAATCAAGCATCTTCCATGCTCCTTTCGTCTGTAGTTAAGGATACGAGCCTTTGTATTTTCATCATAGCAAAGTTGTTTTTCACTTTTCTAACCCAGCGGCGAACTTTTTTCAAAAAAAATTACCCCGGACGTAAATCCGAGGTAATCTGCCATTACTCTTCCGGTTCAATACCGGTATGCTTAACAAACTCTACTTCCATTGTGAAATTGATGTATTCGCTGTACTCTGCTGCCAATACCTCATAACCGTTAAGTATCGTCCAGTACGTTCTCTGCAGTGTCGGCAGGAAACCTTCTTTTGGCTTGCACGAAACAAGCCCGTTTCCGTCCTCAACTACAATTTCCGGTGTTTCTTCCAGCATCTCACTGCTCTCAATAACCGACTGTACCAGTGCGTAAAACAGTGCGGATACTGCACTGCACACAATGTCTTTCCCTTTTTCCGCTGCTCCGGCATGACCGATTATGCTCAGTTCTAATTCCTTTGGTTTAAACTTAATCTCTATCATGTCTACTCCTTAATCTGCCTGTGTGCTTGCTCTGGCCTGTTCCCTTGACTGTTCCACATACGGATGCTCTGCATTTTCAGTGCCAATATTTACCGGACCTCCCTGCGGTACAGGTTGGCCGCCCTGCTGGAGAATCTGTTGTGCAATCTGCTGCGCCAGCATCGGGTCTACCTTTTGCGCCAGTTGCAATGCAAGCTGCTGGTACTGAATCAATAACTGATACATGGTTCCATTGCTCTGCACTCTCTGCATGATTTCTTCCTTCTTTGGAAAATCCATCATCTGCAGGCATGCCATTACCTGGTCTGCCATCTGAGGATTAAAGAATCCCTGGTTGTAAAAGCTCAAGGCAAGCTCGTTCATTTCCATCTTTTTGTACGGATTAGCCTTTTCCGTAGTTACTTCAATATCGAACTCCGGTAAACGGTACCCCATATTCTGGCCGCCCGTCATCAATGGTTGCTCTTTTATTTTTGCGTTACTGTATTCCACAAACTGTTCCTGACCGGCCACATCCGGCGTAATGCGGAACGTTCTTGGAATATCATAGAACTGACGAATCAGTTCGATTACCTGATATATCACTTCCCGGTATGCTCTGTGGAAAGTTTTATTGCTGCTTCTTGCGTTCTTCCCTGCTGTTTCCTGCAACGCCGCAATGGCAGAAGCTGCTGTTACTCCGGAAGGTGCCACGCCGTTGTTGGAATCCTGGTTGCTTGTGACGTATTTCAGCTCGTCGATTTTAGAATTATACAGTTCTACGTAAATTCCCGGCAACTGACAATTATCTATTGCCCGCAAATGAGTCTCGTCCACATTTCCTTCAACATGTACGATTTTTTTCTCCATGTCGGTAAATTCTGCTTCGTTTACGCTGCCGTCGTTCTTGGAAAAGTATCGCGGTGTTGCGCCTGCTTTTGCATTATCCATAAGCGCTTTATTTAATTCGTCAATGGTAAGCTGTGTGTCTCTGCCGATATCTGTATAACCGTATCCGCAAATGCTGCCCTCAATAGGAAAAAGTGCCTGAACCACAAATGGATATAGGCCGTGGTCGTACAATCCTCTCTGTGCCATACTTTCCCCTGCAGGTGTTTCCAAAGGAATTCCTGTTTCCGAGTCCACTGTCTGCTGCATTGGTGTAGTTACTTCGTTTTCTGTCGCATAGAGCACTACGTCATTTACAAACTTAACAAACTGCAGTGTCTTCTTGCCGTTGTATTCTGTGTGATAATACCAGTCCACGACTACTGACTTTTTCGATGTGTCTACCTTGTCGTCGTACAAGTAGGAAGCAATCGTAACGTCTTTGCCGCCTAAATGTCCTACGCACTGCGGATATCTCTGTTCTAAAGTCTTGTTGTTTACCAGTTCTGTGTAGAACAAGTGCTCCGAAGTCTGAATATCTGTGATGCCGGGCTCCCAGAACAGGTTGATAAAATCAATTCGTCTAATCGAGATGTCGCCCAGGCCGTTGTGCTTGTTGCCGTCCCAGAATATGCCGTGCACGCCTCCACCGTTCTTCAGTGTGTATCTTGCCACCTGTGAATATGTCTCTTCGTACCGGTTCTGCTCAAGGATAACCGGAATAATCGCAGAAAGCCTCTTTGCCTCTTCCTTGTCGTCCATCTGTCGTGGCTGCAGGTTGCAGGTCGGGTAAGAATCCATTACATCGGCATATCTGCTTTCGATGCAGGACCATAGCCATGCGGTCGTTGGCATCCAGTCTTTTTCTTTTTCGTCCCCTGCAGGAATATGTTTCCACTGACGCAGTTTCCAAAACTCTTCATTGGCAATGAGTTTGTTTTCAAGATTTGCTTTGCCGGCTTTGTATTCTCGTAGAATTGCTGCTGCCTCTTTGATTTCTTTTTCCGTGATTTTTTTCGGCATCGCCTCCTGCAGCTTCCTTGCTTCTCTGTTTTTTGCCAGCATGCCGATTTCCATTGTCGCCCTCTGCTGTACATCCGGTGCCGCTCCCCGCGGCGGTCTTTTTCTTGCCATCTTATCCTCCTATTCTTGCCATTCCGCTGTTGTAGTTGTTGTACCTTGGCTTGTACTGGTTCAGCGGGTCGCACATTGGCTTCAATTTAGTTACGGTCTCTCTCGGTGCAATCGGCCGCATCATGCAGAAGTATCTCACTTCATCGCATGCGTGGTCCTCCAGCTCCGTGTTTAAGTCCTCGACTTTGTGCTCGTCATACATCATCAACGGCATTGTTCTAATAATTGCCGTACAGGTGTTGAAAAAATACATCATTGCTTTTCCGTCTGCATCAAACTTCAGGCGTTCGTGTACCTGCATCCAGCCCGGGATGCGGTCGTTGATTCCCGGTTCAAACCACAGCTGATGCTTTTCTGCTTCTTCTGCGGCGCTTATTCCATGGGAACCATCCCAGATAGACGGGTCGGCCACCCCTTGGATTCTTTTTCCTTTCAGCCACCGATGCTCTCTCTCGATTTCTGCGATTTTATCAAATTGCTCTTTATTGCTCCATTTGACTCCCTCGTTTGGCGTATCCGTACATCCGTACAGTTCAATGATTCGGTAAGCGACGCCTTCATAGTCCACAGCCCACCATGCACAAGAAAAAGGCTTTCCATAGCCCCAGTCGTAAGAACGGTATATCTTCCAGTCTGCAGGTATTTCGAAAGGTTCAATTACATGTGTAAACCTTCGCTCTATCAGTGCATCTTCTACCGATATTCCGTAGTCGTAGCACAGCTGCGGATCCGGCGTCTCTCTGAATTCTTCAAAGTAAGCACCTTCGAATACATCCCATCTTCCGTTCAGCCACGCCTCACGCAATTTGTGCGGCAGTGCTTCCAAACGTCTTATGTATTCCGGGTCGTTTTCCATCAGCGCCTTGTTATCCGTTAGCAGCGCCTGTGTGAAGCTGTACTCCTCCGGATATTCCCCAAGCTCGAACTTCCGGTCAATAAAAAGTCTCTTTATGTACCCGTGACTCTCTCCTCCCGGATTACAGGTGTAATATGTCCGCTTAGGGAATCCATTCGTACCTCTAACGCAGGCTATAATCTTTTTTATCCAAATCTCCTGGAGCTGTGTCGCTTCATCGATAAACAAAATATCAGTCTCAAGACCCTGAAATCCTCTTGTGTCTCTCTCATTATCGCAGTATTTAAAGATAATCCTGCTGCCATTCAGGAATCTCATTACTTTCTTGCTGTCGTTATATCTGGCCGGACTGCCTTTTTGCCCGATATGCAACATATCTTTCAGCGGTTCGATGTGGTTTTCCGTTAATTCCGGATAGGTGCGGCGCACAATCATTACTTTTATTCCGGCAAATTCTGCGCAGAGTAAAATCGCTTTTACCCTTATTGCCCAGGACTTGCCTCCTCCTCTTGCGCCTCCGTATCCTACGTGCCGGTGCGTATCCGTTAAGAACTTTTCCTGTTTCTCGGATGGCTCTGGTATTCCTACTATCATTTTCCACCTTCCTTGAACTTCTCCATTTCTTTGGAGAATACCACTGTAAATGTCTTATCTTCATCGTCAACATGTTCTACCTTGTCTCTCCAAATCTCCGGTTTGCGGTTCTTCAGCCAGAAAATCTGTGCCAGCGTGTCCGCCGGTATATATATTTCCTCATCCGCATACTTAATTGTCTCTTTTTCGGATACTTTTTTCCCGTCTTTGTACTTGACCTCTTTTACCTTGAAAGCCTTTTTTACAGTGACTTTGTAGCCCGTTGCTTTTTTGAAAAGAGAGTCTTCCACTTGCAAATCCGGAATTTCCTTCGCGTATTTTAGGGCCTCCGAAATCTCCGAATACTTTTTCTTCCACTCGTACAGCGTAGAAGGAGAGACTGCCATCTTCTTGGCAATCTGCTCATCAGTCAGACCATCTCTGGCATAAGCCTTTAATTTCTGCAATCCCTCTTCTGTTAGCCATTCTTTGTATTTGCCTGCTGCCATGTAATCCCCTCCTACTCCAATAATAACCGTGGAAGGCTCCGGATTTCTAACCCGCAGAGGCAAATATTACTGATATTTCTTTTCTATGAGCTCTTTTATCGGACAGTCCGGGCAGATTTTATTGCAGTTTTCTTCTTTCCACCCGATTTTATCCTGCTTTGTTTGGAACTCAAGGACCATTTGCTGTGTATTCTCGATTCCCTCGCACTTTATTGCTTTGTCGCTCTCGCTTTGATAAAACGCGCATTTTACATCTGCGCTACCGTAATTTGTCGCCAATGTTCAACACCTCTCTTACATTCCGGCGGTACCTCCTGCTCTCAACTGTTCTGTTGCCTGTGTTTATGTTTTCTCTTGCTCCTCCGCCTTTTGTTTCAGCCATTGCAACATTTTGCCTTTTTTTCTATGCAATTTTCATATGCAGGACAATAGAGTGGCTTACAAATGCTGATTTTGCAAAGAAACTGCGCTAATTCTTCATCATTCATTGCGCGGATGCGGTCCGCATTGGTCGTACTTTGCTTAAAATCACTGCACGCATTTACATGCATACCGGATACTTTTGAAAAATCGCACTTTTCACAATTCTGGCATTCTTTGCAATTAACCATACTTGCTTGTCCCCCTATTTTAATTATTCTCATTCTGTGCCTCCATTAGTTTTGTCAGTGTTACTAATTTTTCTTGTATCGCAATCATTCTTAGCTCCAATCGTTCTAACGCATCGATAGTTTTACACATATTATCATGAAAATAATCCGATTGCTTTTGCATTACTCCTATCATGTCATGCATCGACTCTGCCAATCTAGTTTCAAATTCATTCATACGCAGTCTCCTCTGTTTGCTCCAATGTTCCTTCTGTCTTGGCCTTATATAATACGCCTGCTCCAAAGGCAAACTTCACTATGTCTTCTATGGCCCCTAGTGCCTCATAGTACCATGATGTCCCGCTTGGTATCGCTCCTGTTGTATTATTCCAACTGTCGAATAATATCCTTGCCTTGTCTTGTAGCTCTACAATTTCAATCGGGTTCAGTTCAATCAGTAACCCCTGTTCCTGCTTGCCCTTGATTTTACGCAAAACATTATTCAGTCTGCGAATTTCCTGGGTTTGATTAAGCAGAATATCTTTATCAATCTGCAGGTCCATAAGCCTCTCGTAGATATACTTTTCTGTTTCAGTATGTATCTGCCTGTGACTTTTTTCTATTAGTTGCGGAATAATTCTATAGTCGTCCATGTTCGTTAAGTCAATTTGCAACAAATCTCGCACCTCCTTCGTGATTACCGGCCCAAATCCTGTCTCTATGCGAGACACCTGCTTTAGATATTCGCCTTCTCTTTGGCTGCAGTGTTTGCATGTATATCCTCTCGCAATCAGCGTCCCACAGCTTGCGCATCTACTTGTAATCCATGTGTCCACAGTCAAATCCTCCCCAGCTGCCGCTGTAATATATACTGCCCATAACTTAATCCGGCGGCTCTTGCTTTTCTCTGAACCTCTGCAATGCTCTCCGGTCTGTTTTTCTTTTCCTGCTCTGCTGCCATGCGCTCTTTACGGCGGCGCTCCTTGTATACCTTGTGCCAGCGCTCCGTCGCTCCCGCTTTGTTGTGTTCCAGTTGGCAAGTCTTACTGCAGAACTTCTTGCCTCCGCCATTCTTCATTACAGTAAACGGTTTCCCGCAGTGCTTACAGTTTCTTATCTCGTCGCTCATTTTTGCTCCCGTCTGCTAACGCGCATAAAATCCAATTCCATGCGCGTTAGCGATATGATTTACTTAATAGGTTTTGTCAGGTGGTGCTCATCCACGAAAGCCTTGAGGGTCTTTTTCGTAACTCCCAGGCGTGATGCTGTTTCAGTCAAATTCTTATTTCCTTCGGTGTAAAGCTCGCGGATCCGCGGGATATCTTCCTCTGTCACACGGTATGGACTCTGTCCGTTGGTTACAACCTTTACATTGATGTCGTGCTTACTTATGGCGTTAATGATGGAACTTGCGTTGCTGTATCCATATTTTCTTGCAATCTGACTGATAGAGAGTCCTGCTGCCAGTTCGTTTTCGAGGTCTCCTACGGTCATTTTACGTGTTGCACCAGTGCAACTTCCCTGCTTTAGCGTATACTGGCCGTAACTCATACCTGCCGCCTGAGCTTCTGCCTGTACTTCGTCTATGGTTTTTACCGGATGCTCAATTTCCTCTGCCCGGCGTGCCTGTTCTGCTTCCCTTGCCGCTTTCATTATCTGTCTGTCTTCCTCAGTCACTTCCTCCTCCGGTTCTACCGGAACAAACACTTGACACGGAGCCTTCTCTGACTGCAGGCTCTGCAAGAAATTCTCTGCCACGCTTATATTGGCATCAAGAATATCAGAGATGTATGTTTTAATCATGCTCATCTGCTCTGCGCTGATGCCTTCCAGCTCCTGAAGTTCACTTTCTGAAAGCAGAAACAGTTCCGCACCATTCATACAATCCTTGGTAATATTGCAGCGTTCGATAACTCTTACCTGCTCATTGATTTTATTTACCAGCGCCAATGCGCCATCGATTACATTATTCTGCATTTTGCTCCTCCATGTATTCTTTGCAAATTTCATTCAGTCCCAGGCTCTTATTCAGTTTGTCGCAGTCTTTTTCGTACTGCTCCTGGTTATACCGGTACTCCTGAACTCTGTTGTTAAATGCAGTCAGGTACTCTTTTATTACCACAAGCAGTAACGCAAGGTCCTTCTGCAGTGTCATTGCCGCAGCGGTTGCCATAAACATTAACTCCGACTTTGCGTATTCTCTTGCGCATTCGATAAGCTCTTTGGAACTTACGTTAAGCGGTGTATTAACAATTCCTCTGAACTGCAATTCTTTTTCTAACTGTTCGCATCCGTCCTCTTTCGCGATTCGCAGGGCATGCACCATGCCGTCCATGTATGCCCGCTGTTCTTTTGATAATTTTGCCACTTATACTTCCTCCACAGCTTTTTTTGTAAGGGTGCATTCAATTTTTATGTTTCCCTTGCTAGTTATCGATAACTGAACCTTAATTCGCCCGATGCTTACCGTCGCTTTATTTATTCCATCTTCTACCAAAACATCGACTGCCTGGTTTAAAAAATCTCTGGTTGGTTTCGGAAGTCTGGCTTCTCCTGCATCGTCTCCGAATTTTTTCTCGATTGCCTGTGCAGCTCTTTCCTTTGCATGCTTCTTTCTTGTGTAAATCCGCGCCTTGACACAATCGCACTTCTCGGTGGCCGCCTCATTGCGCGTCTCTGCGTCCCATTCAAAAACAGTTTCCAGTTCTGACATCTGACCGCAGAACCGGCAAGCTCCTATGTAGTGATGCAATTCCTCCGGATGCTCTTTTTTATCTCTCTTTACTTCCTCTGTTAGCATAATTTCTCCTTTCCTACCTCCAGCACATGATGCAGTAACCTTCCTGCAGTCCATAGCCGGGCACATTCCTTAACACGTATGTAATCGTTCTCCATGTTTCTCTTCCGGTGTACTTCTCTCCATCCCACTCTTTAAGAACTAATCTATCCCCAGGCTGGATATCATCTTCATCTTTCCGGATTTCAAAGCTTTTGTTCCAGTTGAAAACCTCCTGAAAATATTCCGGTAATATCTTTTTCTCAACAACCTTCATAGTGTCCTCCGTTCTGCTGCCAGGTGTTAATTGAACGGTAATTCTTCTTCGATTCCGTCCGGAATATTCATAAAGCCGTCCTTGTCCGGACATGGCTGCGGCTCCTGACCGTAATATCCTGTGTTGCCATTACGATGTTCTGCAGTCTTGCTCTCTGCAAATTCGATATCATCCAGCACCACGTCTGTGGTGTAGACCTTCTGACCGTTCTTGTCGGTGTAGCTGCCCGTCTGAATGCGGCCGGTTACTGCTACCTTCATTCCCTGGCGTAAATACTTCTCTGCAAACTCTGCCGACCGGCCAAAGCATACGCACCCGATAAAATCTGCAGTTGGTTGGTCTGCCCCGTCCTGGCGCTTGCCTCTCCGGTCTACCGCAAGGGTAAACCGGGCAATTGCCATATTGTCGCCACTCTGAGAGTAACTAATATTCGGGTCACGTGTTAAGCGGCCCATTAAAATAAC